AGAGAGACCGTAGGAGCGCTCTCCTTCCCTCATGGTGCAGCTGTATCCACGCGGTAACTATAGGAGCATATGGCGCGTTCTAGTGCGTCCTGATGGTTGCGGTGGTGACGTTGGGTTTGATGGGTTTGATGGGTTCCTGATGAAAAAAATAGTGAGACAAATACAGGGTCTTGAACCTTCTCGGTGTCACGCCGTTAACCTGGCACTCGCATGCACCCTACGCCCCGCAATCCACCGCAACATGTGCCACCAGTGGATACAGGAACCGATGCGATGCCTTATGAATCAACAGCTTACATGTGACCCGCTGGGAAATGGCACAATTTCCTAGGGTAGTTGGGCGCATGTGCGCTTGCGTGTTGATGTGTGCGCGTGTGCGTGTGTGCGCCAGCGTGTTGATGGGCGCGGGGGGTGCGCGGGCGAAGACTTTTCGAGGTTGCCGTTTCATATTTTTGTAGCAAATTATTTCCTCAGGAACCCACCGTTCCCTCAGGTCTCCTCACGACTCCTCACGACTCCTCAGGTCTCCTCAACCCCACTAAGGTTTCCACAGCGCCAAAAGGAAGCATAAGTTAATGCTTATGCCTCCTAATGTGCAACTCTAGCGGAATGCAGAGTTGTATGAGTTCCAGTTGGTTCCATCTGCCTTAGGTTTCCCAAGGATCCCATGCATGAATCTCTTCAACTCTTTATCTAGAGCAGCGTCGAGGATGGACTTAGCAGCCTTACCAGTGTCTCTAGCCATGGACTCTGACCAGTAAGCGACGGCGATTGCTAGAGCGTCTAAGCGGTCATCGTTGTTGATCGCTCCCCGCTCTCTAGTTATCCTAGTCATCTGATAGAACAAGGAGTACTTGAGTTCCTTAGCGGTCTCGTAGTCCTTCTTGATTAATCTCTCATCGACGACTAAGCGGTGTGTAGAAATCACAGGCTCTAAGGTATCTATGATCCGTGCTTCCTTGTTGCTGGAGTGCTTAACTTCCTCAACGGTGCATGGGTAGATGCGTCCTAAGAATGGCTTGAGCAACTGGGTGTACATACCGTCACCGAAGTTAGCCTCGACGATGATCTGCTTGACCTGATGCTTCTTAGCTATGTGAGCTAGGGACTCAAGAGTCTCGTCGCTATAGCCTCCTAAGATACCTCCGGCATCCACAAGGAACAGCATGCCTCCAAGTGCTTTGATAACAGCGTAGCCGGTCTCATCGTTACCGCGACCTGAGGGGTCGATAGACATAACGCAGCCGGTGAAGTCTGACATGTCATCAGCCATCCACATGGGTCTGTAGTACTTGTCGCCTGTTAGGGCAACGTTGGGTAGGTCATTGATCACTAGCTCTGGTGATGCTGCCCATGCGATCTTCAGGTGACCCATGGTTGGGTTCAGGTTCATCACTATCAGGTCAGCTACCTTTAAGGGGTACCTGTCGCCGTCGCTCAAGGCTGTATCAAGCATGAACTGTAGAGCGAAGCCAGCACGTCCATAGGAGGCTGCACGTTCCATCAGATCCTTGTCATCGAAGCGCTTAGGGTCTACAGGTTTACCTACGAGGCTTGAGTCTCTTTCGAGGTCTCTAGTGATCATAGGAGCCAGACGACCTTGGTACTTAACTACCTGAGCTAACTCTGGATACCTAGATGTCCAGATGCGTACATCGTAGCCACGCTCTGGCAGCTGGTTGTATAGGGACATCTCTGTCTGAGGTGTACCTAGGTAGATGATGCGACCCCCAGGTTTAAGGATAGCGTCGAACTCTTTGACTGCCTCAGAGAGCTTGTCGCGCATCATCTGGGTAGCTGAGTTGTTGGGTACTTCTACGTCGTCGGCAATGAGTACATCAGCACGACTGCCGGTGATCTGACCTGTGATACCTACAGACTTCACTGAGGGTGAGTGGTCTGGTAAGGATGGTGCTACGTCGAAGGCAACCATGGAGTCCCTTTGGTTGTCTGTAGCAGCTAGGTGGTTCAGGATCTGGATGTCATTGATCAGCCTCTTAACGAAGCTGGAGAATGCATCTGCACGTTCCTTGGATGCTGAGACCACTAGGATCTTTAGCTGTGGGTTGTTGAGTAGTAGCCAGCATACGAATGCGGATGTTAGCCACGACTTGCCCACTCCCCGGAAAGCTTCGATAACCGAACGCCTATCAGCATGCTGAAGGTATGAGGCTATGTCGTACTGAACGGGTGTGGGGTCGGGGAGGTTTAGTTCTTTCCAAATGTGGTAAACGAACTTTCTAAAGTCTTCTTGAATTGGATGCTTCATCTAGCATTTCGTAAGGGAATGATGTTGTCGTCGTCGAAGATGGGGAGGTCTGCTAACCCGGCTAGGGGTGAGCCTTGGACAGCTTGCGCTTCTATGCGGTTGTCTTTCAAGAACTGTCTTGCGACGTTCAAGATAGCGGCAGGAGGGGGAATCTTGTTCCCCTCTCCGTCCACATACTCCTGACCAATTGCTTTGCTCAGGATGTCGGCAAGCTGACCGTGAAGACCCCCAAGGGCTTTCTCGTCAGCTTTGTTCATATAGTTATCTCGTAGATATATAAGCGATGAACCAATTCACAAGGAAACCTAATCCACCTAGCAACAAAAGAATTGCTACAAAGTACATAAGGTCTGTCTTGAGTTTTGTTATCGCTTGTTTGCGTCTGGTCACTAAAAGTTCTCTGGAAGATTTGATTTGACGCCTCATTTGAATCATCTCTTGGAACGTAGCTGAGCCGTACCTAAGGACGATGAGGGACATAAGCTCACGCTCTTGTTCTTCTAGTTTCTTTTTATAGACCACCATTTGCAAGGCTTCTTGCTCAACGGAACCTGAGAAGAGGAGTTTCTTAAAGGTCGGTGGGTTTGCCGCAGCAGCTTGGTGCACACGGAACTTGGCTACTGCCTCGAACCATGCACCCAGCTGGGAAACCATCTTCTCTATTTCTTTGCCCTTTTCCATTCCTGCTTTGAGGAAGTTAAAGGCTCCGGTTGCCGTTGCAATAAGTGTCAACGGATCCATAGGGACTACCGCTGCTTAAGATCTGCGTAGATCAAGGCTATCGCTGTAATTAAACCGCCGATCCAGAGAAGGGGTTTAGCTGCTTTAGCAACCCACCCTAAGACCGTGAACGCTCCGTCAACTGCTTCAAAAGCCTTGACCATAGTTCGGGTCTCAATGTGGATTTCATCGACTTTATGTTCGACAGCTATAAGGCGGTCTAAGATTTCCTTGTGGCTTACTTCCTCCATAATTTTCCTTTAATCGCTTTTACTAACTCGGTTGTAGGAACGTGGTCGAAGTCCAGACCCATGTTTACGCGGACACCTCCAGCTGAGAAGTTATGAACACTGTGCCACGCTTGGTGGTTGAAGACATACCAACGGTACGGCTGCATCACTGCGGTGACAACGTGTTCAATCTTGTCGTGGTCTGGGATACGGTATGGGTCTATGTATTCAAAATCCGCCGTGGGGCGATACCAGCGTGTCTCTTGCTCTTGACCTTGGAGGAGCATGAACAACGAGCTTTGCCGTGCGTGTCCCATATGGGTTGGCAAGTACTCACCCCCAAAGGATGTTTGCAATGTCGATTTCGGTTCGTTGGCGTACATCTCAAAAAGCCACGGCGGTACATTTGAATAAAACTCTGCATCAAGGTTCTCAGGTAAGAACCACTGCAAGAATTTAATCGGCTTCTTTCCGGGGTTGTACTGCTCAAACTGGAGCTTACGGCGGTTTAGTTCACGGGCGTTTTCTACCCCGACCAATTTAACAAGTTCTTTGTATGTGTCACCCCTGTTGTACTTAATCCGCTGAGTAAACTGTTCTGGGTTTGTATCGACTTCATAAAGAAGTTTTTCCCCAAACTCTTTACCGAAATCTAACGATGTTTCATAGCAGTAGTCGTCTGGGTTAACGTCTGGTTTATGTGCGACGATCATACGTACTTAACCGCATCACGGTCTTTGCTCCTGATAGCTCTCACAACCAATGAACCCATATCAATGTGATACCAGCGGGTTGAGAACTTCCAAGACTTCCAATGCTTGTGGTGGTATCCATGCAGCCACTCTCCCGAAGACGGGAAGATGTACTCAAGGAACCATAGGTCGTTAGGCTTCCCACCGATGTGACTGAACGTCTGGTGGAATGCAGCAACGAGGTGTGCAGTGCCTACTGCGGGTAGGTAGCAGTACAGGAACACTTCTGGAGAAACC